AGAAATAGAAAAGGTAGCGGGTTATGTTCCCCCTGCAGTTGAAACCAGTGGAATGACTCAACAATTCGAAGAACAATTTGGCCAACAGGCAGATAAGCAAGAACAAACCGAAAAAGTAAAGGCCCTAAAGAGTTCTAGTGATATCAAACAGCTAAAACAACAAGTAGCTGGTTCATTGGAGGCCTTGATACAGCAATTGCCAGTTATAAGCCAGTTGAAACAAGCTTACCCCGATACATATAAATCAATTTTAGGGCTTGTGCAGTCTGTTATTGTTTTAGCTCAAGGGTTACAGGAGATAGACCAAACTCTTCAAAAATCGGAAGGTCAAAGAAAGAGAAACTGGGTAGGGGGAGGAGTAAGTATCCCGCCACTTGGAACTCCAGCAAGAGAAAACTGGGAAAAGAACTTCAAGAGTGCTTTAGCTGGTTATTTTTCTAATGGGGATATGGAGGCCTTAAAGCCTACTGCAATTAAACTAAGTGACGTTGACCAGGCACATTTAGTGGATGAGAAACATCCCAGGACCATTCTTTATGCTAGAATGCAAATCGGTCGGGATAGGGTGCCTCCTATTTTAGTATCTAAACTTGAGAATGGAAAATATCACGTATTGGATGGCAATAGACGTTTAACGGCTGCTCGGATGGCTGGGGCCGATGAATTACCCGCTTATGAACGAGTCCCTAGCTTAACCAAAGATATGTTAGCGACTTCGGAGCCAGTTAATACTTATGACCTAGGCTTGTTTAAGGCGGGACTTTCGGAAGGGTTTCGTTTAGAAGACTTCGATTCAGACCAGCTAGCCATTGGTACTCAAAAGGAAATGAGTGAACACCGGGTTGATTTTGAGGTGGCTCGTTCTATTGCAATGGACCATTTAGCTACGGATCCTGAGTATTATAGTAAAGAGGACGAGGAAGAGACCTGGAATGATGGAGTTCCAATGGATACTCGTAAAGAGGAACTAGAGCCAGATGAAGCACCGCCTTCTAAGAACAGCAAGGTACTAGATAAGAAAGGATTAGATAAGAAAGGATTAGAGAAGGTTGGGCTAGTTCCGAATTTGCCAGTAGGAACTCTAAAGGATGGTAAAAGACTCGTGCAGCATTATGATGGCGGAAAATCCTGGGTCGGAGTACGAGAAGGGGAAGTTTTAGGGCAGGACCCGAGCCATCACCCTGTCTCAAGTATTCGTCCCGGTGCGCGGTAGGAGGTTTACCATCCTTTTAATAAACATAGATCTTTCTGATTTCAAAGGCCTTAGTGGAATGGACCAAGTAATGGACCAGTTTGCGAAAGAGGAAACCTTGAAATTAGGGGCCATGTGCCAAGCTCACATGACTGAATTAGCTAATGAACGGTTACATTCTAGAAGGCAAAAGTATTTAGATGCGCTTAAGCCAGATATACAAGAAGACTGTTATGTAATTGAATTAGACCAATCTGCTTTATGGATTGAGGAAGGTGTCGCGGAACATAACATGTTAGATGATTTACTAAGCAGCCCTAAAGCGAAGCATGCAAAAGATGGCTCTATGTATTTAATAGTTCCTTTTGATAAGAGCCCCGGTAAAGGCCAAACTGGTACTCCAGCAGGCCAGATGGATTTAGTGAACGTACTTAAGAGCGAAATGAAAGCCCGTAAAATACCGTGGGCTAACACAGAAAGGGACGATCAGGGGCGCCCTAAAATTGGCCGGCTACATACCTTTAGTGTAGAAGACAAACCATTAAAGACTCAAGAGGGTCCAAACCAAGGGAAAGGCCCAATCGGTTCAGTTAAGCAGGGAATAACTGGCATACCTTTCCTTCGCAATGTGAATGTCTATCAGCATGAGAAAGAAGGTAAAGTAACTAGGTCTGTTATGACGTTTCGAATTGCCTCTAGTAAACACAGAGAGCAAGACCGCTGGAATTTTCCTGGCTTAACCCCAATTAATATCTTCCCTGACACGCAAGAATGGGGAATACAACAAATTGAGAACGTTATACTCCCTGATTTAATGGCTAGACTAGGTAATTTATAAAATGGAAACAACAGAACAAAAAGAATCTGAAGCTAAGGGTATTTTCCAGAGTGATCTCGTTTTGCGCTCTGCGTTAGTAGAAGCTATATCTGATTTACGTTCTAAGCCTTGGCTATTAGATTCTGTTTTTGCCTCTTTGAGGTATGACCAGTTAACCAACAAACTATATGGTGAAAAAGAAATAGCCCGTGGAGTTAAGTGGTTCCAAAGCACTGAAATAGCTGTTGTAATGGCAGAATCATTAAAGGCTGAGACTATCCCTTGTGTTTCAATAGAAGTAACAGAAAGCTCCGAGACTAACAATACTTTAGCTGACCAACATTACCAGACTTCCCAGCCAGCTCAAGAAGAATGGCCCCCACTCACACAACCGTTTACTCCTCAATATGTTCCTACTACTGGTATTATCACTTTACCCCAGGCCATTTCAGATTCTTTAGTTTGTACTACTGGGATGCTTCTAGTGGACCACAATGGAGACAACCATCCTATTTGGAACGTTATAGATCGCCAGCATTTTACTACTGATGTTGGTTTGATAGTAGATTTTAGTAACTCTTATATAAGGTCTGCTTACCCTAGATTAGTAGAAAGTCTTGAGTCGGCTGCTTTTAGAGAAGGCTATAGAATTGGTTGTACTTGTAAGGGAGACCCTATGTCGACTCGTTGGCTCCATTCATTGGTTTCTTTTTGCTTATTGCATTATAGGCAAGACCTTTTGGAGGCTAGGGGGTTTGAGGTGAGTTCTATTAGTTCTGGGCCTATGGTAAAAGATTCTAGGGTTGAAGGTGAGAATATATTCAGTAGATTCATATCATTAACCGGGATGATTAGGAATTACTGGCCCAAGCGTAGAACTGAGAAGTCTTTGTGGGTTACTTCTAGTATTGAGATATCTAAGGTAGGTGAAGATGGCATTAGTTTTGTAGGGGACCAAAATACTGACCCTAGCTTGTTAGTCCAGTTTGGGGTAGGGAAGCCTATTATACCTTCCGATCAAATACCGGACGATGAAGATGATGATTAAACGTTATTTGTTTCGTAAGGCCTAGTAATCTTTTAAGAGGAACTAATTTTGTCTGACATCCCAATTTATAATAAACCTTTACCCCACCTAGCTTCTCATCCTATCTTTTCTGGTTCAGTAGCTATTCTAACTGGTGAAAATCCTAAGTATCCATCAACCGGTGACAATAACACTTTACAGCAAGAACTAAAATATCATGGCTATCAATTCGAACCAGTTAAGGGGCAATACGGTGGGACTCCAGAAAACAGTTTTTTAGTAAAGAACCCAGACCCCAAGTTTATAGCTAATTTAGGTAAAAAATATGGTCAAGAGTCGATATTAATAGGGAATAACGGTAAGCACAATCTTCTATATACAAATGGTCCAAATGAAGGAAAATACCATCCAGGCACAGGCGAATACGGTTTCCACCCTACTCAAAAACCTGAAGACAACTGGACTCATTTCCCTGGTGTCGGTTATTTGCGTCTCGGTTTTGATTTTGACTCTTTGCACCCTTTAGAGAACAATAATATGGCTACAACTAAACCTCAAGTGTCTCAAATTAATTCAGAACTAGCTACTTCAAGTGATGTTAGAAAAGCCATAGGAGATTTGGGTAAGTCTCTTAGGGTTGTTTTAGCGAAGCATGAAGAGGCTATTAAAACTTTGGGGCAAAAGGAAGCTAAGGGTGTTCAAAAGTTATCAAAAAACGCCCAAGAGAATGGCGGGCAGTTACCAGGCAATGTTTACAATAATCCTGGTGTAGTTACTAAGGCTGAAAAAGGGAGCAAGCTAGCTGATTATAAGGAAAAGAATGCTGAAGCAATAGCGACATCTAAAGCTAAGCATAGCCCTTTGGTCACTAAGGCCATGTTAGGGGCTGGTAGTATTGCTGGGCCTGCCCCCCAAAGTGGTCAAATGGGTGCTATGGGGAAGGCTGCTCTTAGTGATAAGGGTAAGTTAGATGTGGCCAGTAAAGAAGAAGAGGGGAAGAGGTTGGCGAATAAAGCAAAGGGAGCACAAAAATTTTACGATCAAAGAGAATGGGAGCCAAAGGTTGGGAAGGGAGCAAGTAAGTATGTTTATACTAGAGATAAAAGGGCCAAGTTAAATGCCCAGTCTCAAAGTAAAGCCCAGGAAGTAGAGAAGAACGAGTTACCTGGCGCTGGTACTGGGGTTAGGAGTGATGATGCTGGGGCTTATAATCAAAGTATGAAGATGGCAGAGAAAGGCTCTAAAGTAAATGTTACTAAAAAAGCCGAAGCCTGTCCAACTTGTAGCAGCACTAAAACATCTCCTATGCAAGGCGGTAAGGGCAGTAGTGAGCATTTGAAGTGCAACGATTGCTCTAGGCTGTTTAGGGGAGCTGGAAATAAAGATATCAAAAAGTCTTCTGAATTTACTCCCGAATGTGAAGGTATGGGATGCCAGGCTTGTGGTGGTAATAGAATAGAACATCTTGGGGATTTAGGCGCTCGTAGCCATTTTATTTGTAAGAGCTGTGGAATGTCTTTTAGTAGTCCACGTCAGGAGAATGAACAAGCTCTTAATGATCAAGACTTAGAGCCTATCAATAAGTCCGTCCATCAAGCTATATGTTCTAAATGTGGGGCAGAACAAGAAAGGCAGGGTATTGGTAGGACTCTTAGCCAAATCAAATGCAATAAGTGTGGGGAACAGGCTCTTAAGGACAATGCCGCTCCTAAAAAGAAATACCAACCTTCTTCTTCTGGTCCAATAGGTGATACTAAAAAGTCGGAAAAAGTTGTTGCAGGAGTTAAGCTAAGTAAGTCTTTAGGTGATATTAGGAAGTCTGCCGGGAGATTGCCTGACGGTAGTGGTTTCTTTACTGGAACTGTTGGGAAGAAGGTAGAAAAGAAAGAAATTCCCCAAGTTGAACCAGCTACCGATGAAATAGATATGCCGGGGACAAAGACTCTTAATGGTTTGAAGCCTAAGCTAATTGAGACAGACGGTTCAGGTAGCCCTACTAAAGGCCCTGATTTGAAGAAAGTAGGGATAGCTCCTAATGTATCGAAGCCCTTTAGTCCAGGAGCTAAGGCGAAGGCAGACGCAGCTAAGGATAGTAAAAAAGTGACTAAGAAAGAAATTAGTCCTCAAAAATTCGCCCAACATAAGCCCAATGGTTCGAATGACGTTGCTTTATTAAAATACCCTAAGAATTCAGGAAAAGAAATCAAAGGTATGTTAGGCAAAGACTCAATGGACCCTGGCTCTACTAGTAACGAGATTCAAAAGGCCGGAGTTTTCTTGCCTAATCCTAACGCAGGTTCTTCTGTGGCTAATTATAAAGTAAAGCCTGCTTCGGAATTACCAATAAGTAGACAAATTCCTATGGAGCATAAAACGGCTTTCCTGAAGGGTTTGATAGCTAAATATGGGGCACATTCTGTAGACCTTTCTCAGTTTGAAAAAGATAACCCGGTAAAATCTCAACAAGTTACTAAAGCTGAATACGACCATAAGAAAGCTATTAATGGCCCGTGTCCTACTTGTGGTTCAAGGTATGCTGGGGACTATTGTAAAGAGTGCCGGCATCCCCGTTTAGCAGAAGGTCTCAGGAGTCAGGTAGCTGAAAAGGACCGTAAAGTTGCTCATACAGAGAATAAGGCTAATTGGGAGAAGAAGGTTAATAAGGCTGAGTTAGGTGGAGTCCCTAAGGCTCCTTCGACTGGTGTAGTAAAGGCCCCAACAGCTAATACAGTTAAAGCTCCAGGTGTTAAACAAGCTAACCCAACAGCCCCTAAGACAGTTGGTATTAAGGCCTCAACAACTCCAAAGGTTTAATGGAAGCAATCTTAAATAAGGAATAGATAAAATGGCTCAATCATACACTACAGTAGATGGACAGAAAATAGTTCGGCCAGGGTCTTACGCTACCTATAACGTTCAGAATAATCCTTCTAATAATGGGGTTTCTGGGGTTCTAATTTTGGTAGGTGAGGCCGATGCTGGCCCGCGTTTTGACCAAGAATCCAAATTAAGGCTTAATGCGTTTGGCCCACAACAGAAAGCCGAACTAGTAGCTAAGTATAAGTCTGGTCCATTAGTTGATGCTTTCGTTGGGGCTACTGCTGCTTCTAATGATAGCCAAATTACTGGGTCCTTCACTTCTTGTATTATAGTAAAGACCAATTCCCCTGGTAAAGCCTCTTCACTTTTGACTAAAGTTGGTGGTGGGAATTACGGTACAGTTTCTGATACTCAGGGTGGCCAAATCGGTAACCTTATTTATCGTACAATTACTGCTACAAACGAAGTCCCCCCCACAACTGGTCCTATCGTTTGGACTATTCCCCAAGAAAATACCAACCTGGAAATTCGCGTTAATGGCGGCGCAGCTAATACCGTAGCTACTACAACCGCTAGTACCCCAACTACTATTGTTTCTGGTGTAAATGGTTTAAGCGCTGGGGTAACTGCTACTGGGGGAGTTAACCGGGCTATTGTTACTGCAGGTATGATTGGTGGGGCTAATGGTAAACTGGCTATTTCGGCTGGTTCGGGCCATTCTAACCTAGCCTGCACTTTGACTCTAAGTGTTGCAAGCGCTTGGGCTGGTTCAGGACCGGTTGTAGGAGATATTTTAGTAATTCCTTCAACTAGCGTTTTGACCGCGACAGCTCAGGGCACTTATGTGGTTTTGTCGGTTGTTGGTAAAGAAGTAAGTCTTTACAAGTTAGCAGATTTAACTGGTGGTGGATGCACTTCTCCTGTTGGTCAAGTCGCCACGCCTATTGATGCTATTACTAATGTCATTGCTTATTCTCCGGTTGTTATTACATCAAACGTAAGTGAGGCTCCTGGGCGCGGTCAGTCTCTTGAAATTGCCAATACGACTACTGGGACTTTCTCTAATACTGTATTTACCTTTGTAAGTCCTACGGCTACTATTCCGGCAGTTTTGGCTGATTGGACTTCTACGTCAGTTTCACCTTGGGCTATCCCTTCTACAGTTGAACAGGGAGTTACTCTAAATATCTCAAGACAATTAGATGCTATCAACCAGGATATCGTAGTTAATGGTCAGGTTATTCTGACATTAGGTGTTAAGGCTACTACCGCTACGGCTGTAATTTCTGCTGGTGTTTTGACTTTAACAGTTGTTAGTGGTTTATTGGCTGGTTCTTATTCAATTACTCTCAGCCAATTCCCAACCATTAATGACTTGGTAGCTAACCTAACAGCTCAAGGATTTACTGCGGCTGCCGCTACTTCTACTATTGGACAAAAATCTCCCTCTAATTTAGATGCAGGTACCTATTACTTTGCCTCGAGTCAGGGAGCTTTGACTGGTCGTATTAAGTCCGATGGGGCAGCTTTTGCTACATCCGTCAATTCTTCTGGACTAGTTACTTTTACTCCCACTTATCCAGCTACTATTCCTTCTGGCTTACCTTACGTAGCTTCTATTGCTGCTTTAACTGGCGGGTCTAAGGGTGGAACTACTAATACCGATGTTTCTGAAGCTTGCGATGCAATGAGAAAGGTAAGAGGCAATTTCGTTGTCCCTTTGTTTTCTTGTGATGCTACAGTAGATATTGCAGACGGTTTGACGGATTCTAGCTCTACTTATGACCTAGCTTCAGTAAGTGCTCTTATTAAAGCTCACTGCCTTTTCATGAGCCAGTTCAAGCAAAGAAGGCCTAGACTGGGGGTTATGTCCTTCAGAGGGTCCTATGCTGATGCTAAAGAGTTTGCTGGCAATATGGCTCAGGCTCGCTGTATTACCACTTTCCAGGATGTTAAAGACGTAAATAGTCTAGGCAATATTGTTCAATTCAGGCCTTGGATGGGAGCTATCAAAGCGGCTGGTATGCAAGCGGCTGGTGTTTACAAGGCTATCGTAAACAAGTATGTCAATATAACTGCGGCTATTCAGGCTGCCGGCGACTGGGATGATGATTTGGACGATTCGATTGTTGACGCACTACAAGCAGGTCTTTGCCCGATTACAGTAGATGAGAATGGCGCTTGGTTGTGGGCTTCTGACCAGACTACTTACGGCGCGGATAATAACTGGATTTTCAATAGCTTCCAGGCAATGTATGTAGCTGACCTAATTACTACCACAACAATGGTAAGGACTAACAGGGCTTTCGTTGGACAGAGTGTTGCTGATATTTCGGCTTCTATCGCTGCAATGGTGGTAGGTAAGATTCTAGATACTTACAAAGAGCAAAAGTGGCTAGCGGCTTCTGACGATGCTCCTAATGGTTGGAAAAACCTTATTATTAAACTAGCTGGGCCTGCATTGGTTTGTTCGGCTGAAATTAAAGTTGCTGGGGCTATTTATTTCGTGCCAGTAACTTTCCAAATTACTCCAGTAGTTCAATCAGCTACAGGCTAATTACTCATAATCTTTAGATAAAGGAAATACATATGCCTACTAATCAAATTCCGGGAAAGGTAGTTTCAGGGGCACGAGCTTTAGTCCAAGTTTTTGACGGCTCTCAAGCAAATACAATCGGTATATTCAGCCAAGTATCTTATGGGTTAACTTACGAAACTGCGGCTGCCTGGATTCTAGGTCGTTTCACAGCCGCGTCGATTGATTTCACTTCAGTCGACCTGGTTAGTATGCAGTGCCATGGATATAGAGTTGTTGGTCATGGATGGCATCAAGAAGCTCGTTTACCTTACATTAGTGAGATGCTCTTCCCCAAGTACCTAACTTTTCAGATTTATGATAGGGGCTCTCAAATTCCAGTAATGAAATTGACTCCAGTTCTTCCGACATCGGCTAGTGGAGGTTATACTGCTCGACAGCTATCTGAGATGCAATGTACTTACGTCGGAATTCTATGTACTGATGAGAGTGACCTAGATTTTAACAAGAATACAGAAACGGCTGGAGCTGCAAATCTTCCGTAACAATCTTTATATTAGAGGTACTGTGATGAAAAAACTATGGCAATGGATTAAGGGCCTTTTGGGTAAGGTTGAATCTGAGACAGTAACGGCAGCTAAGTCAGTAGAAAAGAAAGTAACCCAGCTCTTACCTAAAGTTGAAGGTGCCGCGAAAGTTACTCTTGATGCTGCTCATAAAGATGTCCAACTGGCTTTACGAAAACTAGAGACTGAAATAATTAAAGCCGAAATGTTCGTTAAAGCAAAACTCTAGCCAGTTACTAAAACTTAATAACTTGACTAACGCCCTAAGGAGAAATCTTTGGGGCGTTTCTAATTTGGCTGGGAAGTTGGGAATTGAACCCAGAAGGAACGCGAACACACTTAGTCTTGGTATTGAGTTGGGATCAAGGCCTACTTATTCCCGATAAGTCTATACGACAGAGCCAAGTGTCTATAGACCGGATATAACGCTTCTTGGTGCGACTGGTCTCCCTAGAGTGCTTAGGTAGTTATGGGCCAGTACTTAAAAGAGCATCAAATAAGGAAGATTCACCTAATGTAATAGCAATCTCTCTTAGCTTTTAATGGTAAACTAAGTTTGTTGGCTATTCCTATTTGATGCAATAGCTCCAGGAGTAGGATTCGAACCTACGGCTTCTTGATTAACAGTCAAGCCTCGTGCCATTTGAGTATCCTGGAATATTATAGTAAGATTAAGACAAAACGAAACTGGTTGGCCGAAAACACCCTAGGGGGAATAATAGTTTTCGGTTTTTAGCTGGAACTAACGAGCAATTTGTGCCTAGACCTTCCAGAGCTTTCGGTTTTGTTGCTCCTCTTTAATATTCCAACCAGTTTCAAGGCCCCCAATAGGCCCTTATTTTGTCAAGAATTTAGTTCAGATAAAAGAATCGAAGCTGTGATATCATATATAATTTCAGCTATCCATTTTTTGAATTGGTGCGTTATATGATGGGGGTCGGACCCAATGAAATCCTCCATACAATCCGGTCCATAAACCCAGGCTACCAAATTGTGTTGAGGGGTTTCTTTTTCATCGAAGGATTTATTGATAGCCCTATGAAAGTTGAATCGACCCCATCTTTCGTGAGCTGTCATTAGGTCTATGACATCTTGATTGATTTTAAGTTTACTATTTTTGCTCATTTTGTTCTTCTTTATTGGGATTAACCTAATAGACCCGAGAGTTCCCATAGACCCGAGCTTTCCCATAGACCAGAGCGTCCCCAGAGACCAGTGCATTCTCATAGACCAGAGCGTCCCCAAAGACTAGAGCTTCCCCAGAGACCAGTGCATTCTCATAGACCTGAGCGTACCCAGTGACCTGAGCGTCCCCAGAGACCCGAGCTTTCCCAGAGACCCTAGAGTTCCCAAAGACCCAAGCGTTCTCACAGACCAGAGCGTTTCCATAGACCTGAGCGTCCCCATAGACCCAGCAAAGGCCTTCGTGGGACAGGTTCTTTTCGGATTCAACAAAACCACCTAGCTCTCCGGCCCTTACGACGCCAAAATCGCGCAGCGCCTTGATTCTGTGAAGAGTCCTGCCGCTAAATGTTACAACTGTCTCACTAGTCAGCTCGTACTTCTTAGTGGACTTCTTAGTGGACTTTGTTTTAGTAGTCATCTTGGTTTCCTTTTCTGAACCTACTTTACCATAAATGCTAGAGGTGTCAAGAAGTTTTTTAGTGGAGGCAATCTTTATAGTATGTCTTTCCCAAATGAAGATGATTCTGGTCCTAAGACTAGCGGTAGTATAGGCTGGCATGAAAGGCGGATTGTTAAGTTAGAAGATGCTTTCTTAGATATCTCAAACAAATTATTACCTAGTATAGCCCGTCTCGAGGAGAAAGTCAACGGTATGCATGAGTCTTTGTCCCAGCTTAAATTAGATATGTCGGGTTGTAAGGATGAGTTGGCAGTTGTAAAAGACGAGATGCATGAAGAAGTAACTGGCAATGTTATGAGAGATGCGGCTTTAGGATGTATTCAAAAGACCGTTGAAACTAGGAAAGAGCAGAGAGCTAAGTTGTATTGGGCTATTGGCAAGGCAGCCGCTACTGTGGTTGTAAGTGTTGCTACGGCTGTGGTTTTGGTACACTTCAAGCTGAAATAGTTTTGATAGCGGTTTTAAGCAGACCTTGATGATTCATTGGGTTTTGTTCTACTGGCCAGAGTTTTAGGCTTTTAATAGCTTCTCGGCCCTTAAGGTGTGGCCTGTAATTCCGATTTTTACGGTGGAAGAAAATTAATTTTGAAGGGACTCCGAATTGGGTAGCGGTAATGTCGATTATAGTACCGTCCATTAACTCAATCCAGCAATGGTTTTCGACTCCTTGAGTGTAGTAGCTGGGCAGACTCTTTTCATAAGCTATTCCAACTACAAAGATAGAAGGTATTCTAGCTCTCTTTAGTGCTCTGGTTAGAATGTAAGACCCGATAGCACAAGCACAGCCTAGGTCTTCTGCGTAAGCTTCTATTTTGTCTGGGTGTTTTATGATAAGTTTACGGGTCTCTTCGCGAGCCTTTAGAGCTATCCGGTAAACCGGGTTTGAGTGGCGGTTGTGGTAGAGCATTAGGGAGCCTTAAAAGGAATCGTGGTTATTGGGATGCCTGTTGGGAATAAGATTCGGAACATTCTAAGGGCTCCTGGGGCATTCCAAGAGTGTATGATAATTTTTTTGGGGTAT